TATAGAGTCCTTCATACTGTTTTGTGATGAACTCTCTCCAAGAAAAAAAAAATTAAATATGTGGTATATTTCTGTAATTTTTAATTTCAAAAACAATTCTTTTCTTTTTAACATCTCAGTTGTGAACTTCTCATACTTACTTTCACTGTCTTTCTTTCTCAAGAATAAACATAGAAGATCAGGGATAATCTTATGGATATCATACTCAACAGATCCCATAAGTGTTTCTAATGTAATTACCTCACCTGTTGTTAATTTATTAAAGTCAGAATACAAGTAATATTTATCATCCCCAATCTCAATATAATCTACCTCTGTTCTTGGAACATCTGATGTGATGAATGTAACTTTTGTTGCCAATTCCTTAAAGTCATCAATATCCATTTGTAATAGGATACCTGATTCAATTCCTGATAACGCACTAATGATATTCACAGCACCTAATAGTTCGTTATTGTTTGGATTCTTATGTCTGTATAAGTTTGAGAATTGTTCTACAGTAACCTCATCCCAATTCTCAGGAACATTATAAGTCATTTTTATTCCTTCTACATCAATATTAACTTCAATCATAAATTCTTTTTTAATAAATATAAGGGTATTTGAAGTGTTTTTACACTATACAAACCTCATTATTGGTTTATTGGATGATTCTTTTCTTGCACCTAATTTCATCATAGCAATATATCTCAAGGCATCAATTGCGTGATTGTTATTATCCACAGGGGTGGGATCATATCCCCCATCACGATTCTTTCTCCAACTGTACTTACTTAATTCATCTAATAGGTTTGTTGAGTTCCTTGTGATCAACATATGTTTCTGTTGAAGAATTTGAATACCATAGTTCACACTATCCTTACCTTTTTCCACAGGTCTGATTTGAAATCCGTATCTTCTGATCTCAGAGATTGATTTAGGTTCGGCTGAGTCTGCATAGATCTCACCTTTTACATCGTATTGTTTCATTAGGTTTGCTAATTCAGAGTTTAATAAACCTGTCTGATAAACGATCTCATCAGCTATGATATCTTCGTTATACTTGTATAGAGCAATCACTGCCACGGGATCAAAACTGAACCCAAAGTCAACACCATAACCAAGTAGTCTGGCTTCCTCAGGGATCATGTTAATAACTTCATAATCAGAGAATATAGTCCCTTCAATATTCCCTGTCTGTCCCAAAAGGTAGACTTGGACCCAATTGTGCCAGTAAGTTGAGGTTTTAGCTTTCTCGTAATTACTCTCCAACATAGATACAACCTCATCAGGTAATCCCTCATTATCTTTATATGTAAGGATAATGAAATCTGTATTTGGTTGTCCTACAACTTCTGTATTAACCCAAAACTTTGTTGAAGGGTTGTAGTCAAGGTAGATCTCCCCACTTGTACGAATTGCTAATTGAAGGTATGATTCATAGGTAATTGAATTACACTCATTAACATACAATACTTTTCTACGACCTCCACGAAGCTTCTCTTCGCTGTCTGCGGAGAAAAATTCCATGTAGGATCCATTACTGAATTCGTATCTTAATAAAGTTTTATTGTAATTTGCTGGTATGTATCTACCTGTCTCTTTCATGATTTTGAGGAAATCGCGCAAGGCTCCTCTTCTTAAATGGGGGATTGATTCAGAAACCACAGATACTTCTAAACCATGTTCTTTGATACAACGATCTATAAGTATAATGAGGATCGCAATTGTCTTCCCCGCTGACGATCCTCCTTGTATCACCTTAATTCTATTCTTTAATGATCTTATTTTCTTTAATGCTGTAGTTTGTTTGTAACTCATTCGTCATCCTCAGGTAATAGGGGTTGCTCCGTAATGGTAAGTTCTGTTTGTTGTTTATCTGTATATTGATAATGATTTTTCAATACGAAGATTGCCATCGTTGCATTTATGTTATGTTTGAAGGTACCATCCACAATCTTGTTCTCTTGGATTTTCTTAGCTCTTTTTATAAGTTCGGAAAACTTTGGATACTTTTGTTTCATTTCTGAAATAAACTGTGGGTATAGATCCTTAACTTCATATAGGAATCTTTCAAACCAAATATTTTCATCACTGGCTTTTAACCATTCAATTAGTTCTTCCCCAAGTTGTAATACTTTTTCTTCAGTCCATATTAGTGGTCTTCCACCAGGGTTTTTTTTCTTAGCCATTTTGTAATTGTTTAAATTCTTTTATGATTTCATCACTACAATTAAACCATTCCCTATGATTTCTTTTTCTTTTTACTGGTACATTCAAATCACTAAATTTTTTATGTAAAATTTTTTCATAGTGTGATAATTCAGGTATAAGAAATACAAGGTCTAAATGTTTTAGTTTCATTTCATTTTTAATTGATTTTATTCTTACATCAATATCGTTTGTAATTCCTATTTTGTATAAATCTAAATCTTTGGAATATAGTAAGTATAGAAAATCTAATTCATTTTTTTGAAAAAACTTTAGGTAGTATTTTGCTGATTCAATTAAATTAACCGTATAGACATATTCATCCCAAGTCCTTTTAGAAGCGATTGCCAACATATCCTTGATGTTAGGTTCATTTAGACCTAATAACTTCTCAATAGCAATTAAACATAAGTCATATCTTCTTTTTGCTTCTTCAGGTGTATAGATAATATCCCAATTAGGTTTTTTCATTATGATTTATTTTTTTTACTTCTTTTACATTTAGTACAACCTACTTTATCTGCTTCAACCTCATCCACTACGGGAGCAGCCGTAATTGGTAGGAGTTCATCCATTAGTATTTCTTCTACTACAGGTGGTATATTTTCAATTATCTCTTGTGCTGATAACCAATTCAAAATAACTCTTTGTCCATGTTTTAATTGTTGAGCACATTTTAAACACACGGAATATCTTGGATTTATAAATTTTTGAATTGCGGCTTGTAGTTCTTCTGCATCAGATTTTGTGAATCTTTGCATTGTAGCTAATTTGTGGAATTTGTCGTATAGAGCTTGTGTAATCATGCTTATTGTTTTCTATAATTATAAAAAACAATATTTAGTTTTCAAGGAATAAAAGGGGGGAGTGTTCTTTAAAACGACAGCATTAAGTGAAAAACGAACAATTAACTCCCCCCTATTTGATATGCCAGTAATATAAATATAATTAAATTGGTTTCTTATTAAATACTATCTGATCAATTTTTTCAAAACGATCTGTTAGTGATTTGGAATATCCATTCTCCACAAAGTCGTTTAGAACTGTTGTGATCTGTACTATTTCCACCATACTTAAACATTTTCCACAAGAGTTCATATACTCTACTACAAGTTTAAGATTTGATTGTGTTGCGATTTGTCTTTCTTTTGTTTGTGCCATGATTTTATTATTAAGCGGTTTGTAAATCTTCCCATTCTTCAATTTTACGATATTCCTTTTCTAACATCGCAGTTTCAAATTGTTCAAGGTCTTTGAAGTATTGTTCTGCTTGAAGGTCGTAAGCTTGTTGTTCAAGATAGAAATGTTCTTCTATCTGTTGATTTCTTTCTAAGTTTTTTCTGTAAAGGTATTCTTGATATTCAAGATCAAAGAATAGGTCTTCATAAAAGTTATCGGTGATATTACACATATTTTGTCGTTTTAAAGTTATACAACAAAAATAGGTATTTTATTTCAATCAATCAAATCATCATTGATCTTTTTAATCAATTCTTCTTTAATTTTTCTAATCTCATGGAAACTTAGACAATGGGATATTTCAAGTTCCTTCCCAATCTGTCTATGTGTTTTACCTTCAATAAAGTATTTGGTCCATAATATGTCCTGAAAGTAATTCTTAGGGATTTTAATGTAGTTTCTATCTATGAGCTTATACTTTTCCTCTTTTTCTTTTTTTAATTCAATATCGGTCAAATCTTCAATATCAATATTATCTATGAACATATTGTCTTTGATTCTAACATTTTTGTGAAATGGACTGGTATTTGATCTTACATTATTCTGACAGGCTCTTACAAAATAATAAATGAAATAGTTTGCTTTGATCACCTCATTAACTTTTTCTTCGTTCTCCAAGAATGATATAGCAAGTTCCGAAATTAACTCTGGTTTCAGGTGGATGTTGGGTGAGAGTATATTTGTGAGTATTTCGTCGTAGATAGATCCCTTAGTTGCTATCTGTACTAGTACTTGGTGTATATTCATCAAAATAATATTTTATTTCATTATAGATTCTCTTCATCTCAAATCCTAATTGGAAGTCACTATCAAATAATACTATGTAGAAAAATAATACATTTAAGAGATTATCTGTCTCCTTCTCAAGTTCTTGTTCAATCACTTCTTCTAAACCTCTTATATTAGATCCTAACTCCTCTAAATCTTCAATCTCCTCTATACAAGAAAGGATATAAGCTATTATCGTTTTTCTCATAGGTCTTTATTATTAAATATACCTTAGTTGAGTAAAATTTCTATTATAGATTTTTTTTCTTTCCAACCAACTAAATTAGATTTCTTATTTAAGACCTCAAAAGAATGTTTAATATTTTCACTTCTAGTTACCCATTCAAGATTTTCAATTTGATTATCTGATTTAATCCCATTTTTATGATTAACTTCAGGTTTATTTTCAGGGTTTGGGACAAATACAGATGCAATTGCTCTATGATATAAAATCTTTTTATTATACAAAGAAACAAATTGATATCCATATTTGTCTTCATGTACGGTCATTTTTTTATAATGTTGATCAATAATAACTCCTTCTTTGTTGATATAATATGGTCTTTTAGATAACGGTATTAAAAACCATTCAAAGCTATCATAGTTTAATTGTTTTTTTCTATCTTCAATTTTTTCTTTTTTTAATCTTTCTCTATTTTTTTCATTTAAAAGTTTATAACGATCAGGATTTTTTTCTCTCCATTCTTTAGATTGTTTGGATTTAATTTCTTTTCTACTCTCATATCTAGATTTATCATAATGAGATCTTTCTTCTTTGTTTTTAAAATTTATCATGGTATTTGGTTTTTTACAAAAATACAAATTATTTTTTTAAAATTCATATAGATTTAATTTATTAAAAAATATTTTTATAAATTTTTTCTATATTAGTAGATAAATTACAAATTGTTTTGTATTTATTATACGAAAGTCAGTGGGCAGTAGCATGTAAAGGAGGGATATAACCTTACAAATCCTGTTAAATGATTTTCCCTGTTCTTCTACGACTTGTAACAAATTATCAGCCTCAAATAACGATTAAGGTTAGGTTAAGTCATTCTTCTATAAGGGGGTAGGGGGATGACTTGATTATTCCTGACCTAAATAACAGATTTAAAAATAATATATTATAATTCATATATGAAATCTTATAATGAATTAAAAAAACAATTAAATGGTCTAGTACTTGGAATTAAAGAATGTAACTTTAT